TTGTTCTCAACTCAGGACTAATCTCCAACTGCCTGAATTTATCGGCAAGAGTATTTTCGTCACCAAAATCAATACTAGCAGTAGGATCTACAGGGATAACCACTGTATCGTTGAGTAAGTCCAATTGAACAATTGGATATCTGTTTACTGGAGTAGATGTCATTACTTAACTCTTGATGTACCAACCTGTCAATATATATTTATCATCTCCACCGAGTACCATGTTTCCTCTGTGGACATGCGTCATACCTGCTGGGAAGATGACAACTGTACCTTTGGTAGGATTAATTCTACGTCTTTGGTACATGAATTCAGTTTCTCCACCATTCTCAGGCAAAATATCATTCAAGTAAATCATCCATACAAGTTCTCTAGCAGCATGTGAACCAGCAGAGTTTTCATAATGCCACAAGTGATAACCACCCTCTGGTGCAGTACACTGCATTTTAATGTCAGAAGAGAACATGGATACTTGCTTAAGTTGTCCAAACTCAACAATATAATGCATCATGCATGACTTCAGGAATTGATTTACCTGATACGTGATGTTGTCATTGCAATAGTTGAGCATGACAGATGTATCTTTTCTATTCAAGTTAGAACCATACTGAATCTCTCCAGGAGAAATAGTCTTATGGAATCTATCTTGATCTTTGTCACCATAAGTAGATCCAAATGGTTCTAACTGATCACTGACCATCTGATATTGATCTTCGTAATCATACTGACTACTTCTTTTGTAATACATGTGATCATACCACTCGATGAGTTGATCACAGAAAGATGCAGGAACAAATTTATCCCAGATACCAATAAAATCACGGCAATCAAAATCCGTGATTTTTGGGTCAATCATCAATTCAAGTGGACGATAAGGTTGAATAGTTGTTTCTTTCATTCTGTAGAATAATCAGTATGCCTTTATTATATATTTGACTTTGTAGAAGGGTGTTGGGTTAGCAACGTTGTTTTGTGGATCCATTGAAACCTGTGGAATTGGTTTGTTAGCATTGTTCCACGTAAATGCTGCTTCATTTAGTTCAATCGCTACTGGTTCTGTGCCAGGAGGTCCACCAGTTTGGAAGAATGTAACTGTATGGAAGTCACCGAATTGAGCAGCAAATCCTGGGTTTGATGTGAAACTACCAGCACCAGTTTGGTTACCGAAACTAAAGTCGGTTTGAGGATCTACAGGGTTAGTTTCAGACAAGAAGTGTGCGTGGGATGTACCATTAGAATAGATGCTGATATATCTATCCACTTTAGCAAAATCTTCAGATGTGTCAATAACACCAGCATCAGTAGCGTTGGTATTGCCACCAATACTTGTTGGGAAGTTTGCATTACCAGACACACCATTATAGTATGCTGATGTTGGTGATAGAGCATTGATTGGAGACATTGAAGAACCCCAATAGTTACCAAAGGTTTCTGTTGAGTTACCACCATTATCACCAAGAGGAAGAATATCCTTCAGTGAACTATCAGGATCAGTATTCTGAATTTCATCATCAAATTCACTAGAGGTAGTACCACCAAAACCATACTGCACCCACCACTGATATACTTTATCGCTATCAGGTTCGTCTTCACCCGATGGTGTTTTTCCTTGACCACTAACACCAGTTCTGTAGTAAGCGTATTCACCCCATGGAATGAGAGGATCGCCACTATCTGATTCTGTTAGAGCAGTAATAACTAGGTGTTCATGCTGTGGTGGTGTTACACTAACTTCGGATACTTTACCGATAGTTCCTTGTGCAGAACCGACAACTGTGAAGTTAACATCTGCCTCTGTAGTGTCCAAACCAAACGTTTTAACTGTACCAAGATTGAAGAACAATGATTGTGTTCCTTCATTACCAGTACCGATAACTTGTTCTAATGGATCAGGTCCATCAGCATCAACTTGTGCCATAAACCACCATCCACCGAAACATCCAGGGATAGCATAGTTACCTGCTCCAGCAATACCAGTAGGACCATATGTACATTCAACAGCAGCAGAAGAACCTTTATTGCCGTCAACTTGATTATCTCCGACTAGTCTTCTGTTTCTATAGTCAGGTACATTGAAAGTGCTACCAGAACCACCATAATGATAACCGATTGCCTCAAACAAGAATGGATATGCATCCTTGTCTAGTGCTTGACCTTCACATGAAATAAATCCTGGGAACCTATCAGGTATACTACCATAAGTTCCGCCAAAATCTTTCGTAATCGGCACAACTGTACCAATTGAATATCCATCTTGTTTTGCTGCTCTGTAGTATTGTAGAGCATTAGCAGCGGGAGATCCTGCTGCTTCCCATCCTGCTTGGTCGAAGAATTCATTCTTATTAGAATACCAGCAACCTTGGAATGCAGGTGGAATTGGTACAACCAAGTAATTACTTTGTGTTACTGTGAAGTCTCCAGAATCACCAAAAGAATATGTGATTGTACTGGTCGCTCCAAGTCCTTGTACTGGATCTGTAGTAATATCTCCTGGTTGCTCAACTCTAAATCTTACAAGAATAGGAGTTGATGTATTATTTGGTTGGATAGTTTGAGGTGATGCCAAGAAAGGACCACCATCAATAGACATGAATACTGTAGGAGAACCACCTAAACTATCAGTTGCTGTAGCGGTAGCAGTAATAGCTTGGTTAAAGTCTGTTAGACCTGTAGGTCCAATAATAGCATTTCCTCCAGGTGTCCATCCTGTGGTGTTTGAAAGTGGTGTAAATGCTGGGAGAGTATCTGGACCAGTCCAGTTTGCTACTTGCCATGCACTTACAGATGCGTTACCTACATCAATCTGGACACTAACAGTACCTCCAGGTGGTGACTGGTTAGTATCAAGAATGTCAGGAGATGAGTCAACAACTAGTTGAATTTCATCACCATTGAATACAGTTGCTCCATTGATTGCAGCAGGACTACCACCATTAATACTTAATCTAGGATTGGTAACTGCATCTGATGGGAATACATTTCCTTTAATAATAGAAATAGGAAGACCAGGGGTTACTCCAGTAACTTCTTGTGAGTTAGAATAGATGTTCTGTGTTCCAGGAATAATACCTGACAAGTTCTGGAATACAATTTGTCCTGGCGTAGTATCATCACCAGCGCCTGTTTTAATTTCCCACGTTGCAGCATTTGGTTCACTACCAATACCAACACCAATAATTCTCAATGATTGTGCAAGATTTGCTGTTGTACCTCTTAGTTGAACATATTGATTGTTCTGAACAGTTTGACTGGACGCCCATCCAGTACCACCATTCAATACAGTATAACCATCAATAATTGAAGTGTTGGTATTATTGTTTGAAACTAAAACTTGTGATGAAGCACCACTAACAGAGATTGCTGCGTCTGTACTTAGTCCAGTAATTTGAACAATATTACTATAAACTACGACATCCAAATCTAGATCATCTAGACTATTGAATATTGGTAGTGGATCTGGAATGTTTGGAAGATCTGGACCAGTGGTAACTCTCCACTTCGCAGATCCAAAACCAACATTGACAATAACATATCTTTCATCAACAGCATTTGCTGCTGACTTCAAATAAACCTGAATTTGATCTCCATTGGAAACTGTAATTTGTGGTGGCGATGGTTGATTGTAATATGTGCCACTAGTAAATGCACCCCAACTTCCTGTGCCACCTGTACGAATACGCCAACCATAATTAGCAGCGTCAAGCACATTAGAAGATACAGAGAATGGTGCTTGTGTACCTACCGATAATCCCTCAATCTCAATAATTTGTTCTCCAGTTCTTACTGCAGGGGAACTTGCTCCACCACCTGCAGGATCTCCTGTATTTGGAGCAGTAGGAGAATCCGAAGTTTCTGCATAAGTATAAAATCTGTCCTGATCAGCAGGACTAAAATCTAGTAGATTAAATGCTTCAGGAGCAAAATCCTCAGATTTAGTTTTAATAACCCACAGTGTCTGATAATCACCAACCTGAATGGTAACGACAGTAGTTTCATCAAAATCAGGCGGTGCCTCATATCTAAACTGAATACTCTGCCCTTCATCCACATAAAGTGGATTCGGTGAAAAGTCATAAATGGGCATGGGATGTATTTAAGATTTTCCTTCTTAGTATTTATCTAGAGTTCCCTAAGAGACTTCCAGTTCACGTCAAAGTCTGGGTCATCATCATCAAACCTAACTTGAATTGGTTCATCAGCTTTGATTTCGACAGAAATATCAATGTTATCAACAATGATAGGATTACTGATTGCCTCAAGTGGGGGTGGTGTTGCAACAGGGTCAGTAGTTGGGAATACATCTTCAGTTGGTGGTAATGTAAATGCAGCTGGTTCTCTATCAATAATACAATCTATAAGTGCAGAAGACTGATTGATAGTTCCTCCATTTCCATTTGCATCTATACTCCACTGAACTTTGAATGGACCATCTTGACCCCATGGAATACTAGTGGTATATGTTGCTTCAATCTGACCAGTAAATTCATCAGATGCTGTACCACTAAGGTTAGAAGTTTGAGTTTTTACCAGTAATACTTCTGGATTAGTTCTATCTCTTTCATAATATGTTAGTGTAATGATAACTCCTTGAGAAGCAAAGTCATACGTGACAGGAATATCATATTGATTACCATATACAACTGTTGCTGGGAAAGATACGCTTAGTTGAGGTGCTTGATAGACAACAACTGTTACACTATCAGTATCACTACCACCAGGACCACTTGCGCTAAGTGTGTATGTAGTTGTTTGACCTGGCGCAATTGTTTGTGTTCCATTCAGAAGAACATTACCACTAGCATTAACTGGAGGATCAATAGATGCAGTATTAGCACTACCAGTAACC